TTGCTTGAAATATATATCAAAATTACACTTTGTATTATGAAGATCTAATTTCATATTATCAATATTATCTTCAATTTCTTTAAATGTTAAATTTTCTTTTTTCATTTTTATTTTTCCTCTAAAATTATATTGTGTGTTTTGCAATATAAACCCATGTCATTTAATCTAAGTTTGCATTTAAAATGCTTCATTAATTCTTTATCAGTCATTATATATAATCCTCAATTTTATTTTGATTTTCCTTTTTTTCTAAGTCATTCATTAAATTAAAATGTCTTTTTGTAATTTGGCATTTTTCACATAGTCCATTTTTAAAAATAATTCTTGATTTTTTGCAACATTTACAAAGTTTATGAAATATATATGACATTTTAGATCATATCCTCATAAAAATATGAAACTTTATCTCTTATAATTTTTGGAATTTTATTTATATCGCTATTTTTATTTGTAATTATCCAAAAATTAGTTTTATGATAAAATGATAAATCATGGATTAATTGCCAATTTTTTTTATTTTGACTAAATTTACAAAAATTATCAAAGTTTGAAATTATATAATTTAACATTTTATATTTCCCCCTCTTGAAAAATTAAACCCTCAGCTTCATTTATAAAATCACCCTCGCAATTTTCACAAAGTTGATTTAATTTTTTGCAAACTTTACATTTTTCATTAAAATTTTTCTGAAAAACGGTTTTGATATATGCCATTTTATAAACCACCTTGATTCAATTTTTCTATTGAATCTGTTAATTTCTGAATTAAAACTCTTTGAACATTTTTAAAATTACTTGATTCAAAAATCATGCCTCTAAACATTTTATCCATGGCTTTTCTTTGAATTTCTAATCCGATATGTCCATAATATATACAAAATATTGGTACTTTGTTATTTTTTGCTTCGGTCACTGATCGACTCATTAAATTTATCATGGTTTGAAATCCGACTTTTAATTGTTGACCGATCGCCCCTTTTGTGGTTTTTGGTGTGAATTCGGCTTCTGGGTATCCGTCAGTTATCAAAATGATTAATTTTTTGTTATCTGTATTTGTTGATAAAATGTCTTTTACAGCAAAATCTATTGCTAAAGAGTGATTATCGTGTAAATCATGTTCGTCGGCGTGAATTCTTCCGGCTTTGTCTTTTGTGTCGATTATTTCAATCACGCTTTTGTATTCGTGGTGTTTTGCTGAAAAAGCGATCACTTTGAAATTTACAAAACTAGTGTTTTCCATGGCTTCGATAATTGTTGCGGATAAATCGGCTAATTTTTGACCAAGTCCTCGCATTGAACCTGAGCAGTCAATTAATAATGAAATATCAATTCCGTTTAATTCGGTTTCTTCTTCAAATAAATTAAAATCTTGAATTGTATTGGCTTTTTTATCAACTTTGAATCTGATAAATTCGTTAATTTCTAAATCGCCAGCTTCTGAAATTTCGGTGTCTAATCTGCCTTTGATTTTATTCAAAGTCTTTGATAATTGGCGTGCTAATTGTTTGTCTATTGTATAACCGTAATCTTTACGCTCGGTGAATTTTGGGATATTTTCAATATTAAACATTTCAGTTTCGAGTTCAGATTCGTCTATGTGAATAGATTTTCCGTATCCATAAGAGCCATTTGACATACAGATTCTAGGAAAAATAGATTAATAAATCTTTTCTATTTGTGGACTTAGTAATTTTTTGAAATTTTTTTCTCATTCTCAATTCTTAGAATGTAGAATGAGAAAATTTTTGATTTAAGGGATCTGTTAAAACTCTTAGTAATATAAATCTTTAATTTTGTCATTTTTTTTGATTTTTCAAAGTTAGCACTAGATCAAAAAAGTTAGCACTAGAAAAATCGTACTGCACAAATAATTTTTTTAAAATTATATAATTATATAATTTTTCAAAATATAAAAAATAAAAAAGAAAAAAAAGATTTGATTTAATTAAAAATTAAATCAATTTCTTTTTGGATTGTTTCTCGATCTTCTTTGTCGCTGAATTTGGTTTTAAATCCAGTTTCTAAAGCGGTTTGAATTGCGTTTGGTCTTTGAAGATATTCGAATTCTTCAATTTTTTCTAAAATTGAGTTCATAGATCTAACGCTTAGAGATTCTTCGTCACTCAATTTCATTTGTTTTTGTAAATCGTCGAGTTTGTCGTCGAGTTTACAAAGTTTGTTTTTGATTTGGTCAGAAACATTGTATTTTGCAAAAATTTTCATTTTTGTTTCTGTTCTCAATCGATCCATTTCGATATATTCAAAACGGTTTCTGATTGGTTTGTTTAACGGATTTGTACCGCTGTATTGGTCATTCATTGTGATCACCACATTGAATTTTACGCCTTTATTGATTTTTAATTTTGCTTCCGGTAAATCAATGAATCCGGTGCCGTCGGTTAGTCCTTGCAATAAAATTTGGACTTTTGGGATTAGGGCATTACCCTCGTCTAGAATTAGCATGGCTTTTCCAAATTTATTACCTGCTAAAACTGCCTTTGTGATCATGCCACAAACGATTTTAACCATTTGTTCAGAATCAATGGTTTTTGATCCAATTAGATCATTTTTTCTTGCATCGGCACTGCAAGAATATTTGAAAACTGGGGTTTGTGTGTCATAGGCGTATAACAAACTTAACTCCGTTTTTCCGGTGCCGGCTTGACCGACCAATACTACGTGTTTTCCCATGTTCAAAAGGTCATAAAATAAGCCTTTTTCACCTTTTTGCTCAAAATATTTTTGGGCTTTTTCTGGGATATTTTCTTCAATGTTGAAAGGTACGAATGTTTCAGGTATATCCATTGAAACAAAGCCTGCGTATCTCTCAGAAACTCTTTTTTCTTGTGCTAGTCTTTTTTCTTCGGCTTCTTTTTTTGCTTGAAGTTCTAAAGCGATTCTTTTTTCTTCTTCAAGTTTTCTTTGTTTTTCTAGGTTTTCTTTTTGTGTTTTTGCCAATTCTTCGGCTTGAATTTTTGCCAATTCTTCGGCTTGTCTTAATTCTTCTTGTTTTCTTGCGATTTCTTCTGGTGTTATTTCTGGATCTTCTGTTTTTTCTTTTAAAAATTCTTGCGGTTTTTCTTCCGGTTCTTTTTGTTGGGTTCTCAAGTATTCGTTAAAACCTCTAACAGTTGATCTTCTCATGTTAGCGGTTCCTTTTGAGCCGACACCAATTAGAAAAGAATCTATTGCAGATTCTAATTCTTGGTCTTTGTCGGCTATTCGACTTAAGAAATTTTGCCATTTCTCTAAGACAGAAATGGAAGGTTGAGGATTTGAGAATTTCTCACAATAACGAGAAATTTCTCTGTATCCAAATTCACTTTGAATTTTTACCATGCGGATTTTACATATATGATATATATTAATCTATAAAACCTCAAAATAGCCTTTAATCGTCAATCGGGGTTCATTTTAGCCTTATAGATATATAATTCTATTTTGTGATTATAATTTTTATGATTTTTGGGAATTTCATTAAAAAAAATATAAAGTCAGTTTGATCGCTTTTTTCTTGAAAATATATAATTCTAAAAAATAAATTCGTGCCTGAGTTTTCAAAATGCCTGTAATATTACATTATTAAATGTTTAGTTTTTTTGTGGTCATTTTTTCGGGTTATTTTGGCTCATACACCCACCTAAAACGCCTAAGATTTGATTTATCCGTTATTGCTTAATTTTATTATAAATCTTTTAGTATTACTAAATAGTGCTAAATATATAATTCTAGTGCCAAAATAAATTCGTGCCTGATTCTAATGCTAAAAATTACCTCTAGTGCTAAATTATAATTTTGTGTGATCAGTAAAAACGCTTAGTAATATAAACCCATGTTTTCATTCATGGGTAAAAATTCGGGATTTTTTAAAGTGTAAAATAAAAAAATAGAAGGATTCAAACAGAATTATATTTTTTCTGCTTGATTAATTATCCAATTTGACCATTCAATAGCCTGATCAAATGTCATTCGTTTTTCAAATTCAGATTCTATCTGTTTTTGAGTTTTCATAATTATATTTGATTTTCATGTATTCCTTTTAGAGTGTTTATAATAATTGACTAAATGCCTAAAATTTATTATATATTTTAATTCGGGAATATTTGAAAAAAAAATACATAGAGAATTAAATTATTTTGATATCGAATATAGAAACCTGTAAAAACATTAGTTATTCAAAATAATATATATAATTGAATTAAAGCTATAGATTTTCAAGAATCTATATAGATTATTCAAAAAACATTAGAAAAACGGGCGATCACCTGCTTATATACGTTTTCTTGTAGAATTTTTCTGTTAGGCACAAAATAAGTCAATTTGTTTATATATAAAATTCCATTTGATCGGTGTCGTCAAAAAAAGCCATATAATAAGCTTTGCATTTTTATGAAAAAAAATTTGCTAATATTGTAGAGTGTTAATGCCTTTATTAAATGTTTCTTTTCGACTACAAAAAACTAGTACAAAAGCCAAATTCATTCTAAATTCTAAGAATTGAGAATTATATATAATTTCATTCTACATTCTAAGAATAGAGAATGGCGGTACTTTATATTACGGTACGCTACCACAAATTACGGTACTTTTTGGGCGATCGTGCCTGAGGGGAAAATATATGGAAAAGATCTACTAAGTCAGGCATGAAAAAAATAATATATAATATGGGATCGTGCCTGTATATACATGATCGTTATAGCGATCAACCGTTCCTTATATGCCGTCACGCCTAAGCAAAATGATCTTATAATATATCATCATGCGATCGTGCCTGTATATTGTGATCGCATGGGGCGATCAGGCGTTCTAGTCACGATATATAGTGATCTACTAGTGCGATCAGAAATTTCGTGCCTAGATATTGTGATCGTAGCCAAAATTTGTGATTTTAGGCACGATCGTTGCAATTTTCCACGAGCAGTAGGCGTGATCGATCGCTGGTCAGATCCTCACATATAGGATATACTAATAGGAAAAAAGATTTATATATATAGAAAATTTTGGAATTTCTAGTAAAATGATTTATATATATGTCGGGGGAAGGGGTTAACAATAATAACACGCATACTTATATACTGTTTTTATGAGCCTACAATCATGAGTAGAATTAGCGGGGAAAAGAAGAAACTGTTAGAAGGAAATGCTATATTGACAGATAGGATATTTACCCATTGTAAGAACATATATGAATATGATAGTTGTTTTAGATGTAGATTTATAACCTTATGGCTCATGGTATTAAACAATAAGATATGACCGAAAAATATTCTGATGAACACTGTGATCGGTGTGGTAACGAACGCATGAGGAAAATGACCGAGTGCCACCTTATATGTGAGAACTGCGGTTCACACCTAGACTGTAGTGACAAAGGAACAGTATGGTAATTAGTCTAGCCTAAGTTTATAAACATAAAGATACTTTAACATATTTTGCTTCCTGTAATAACTACGCCTACCAATGCTTTTTGTTTCTATCTTTCTACAAGGCTTACAATATTTTAATGGTCGCCCTCTCCATACTTCTTCCAATTCAACCCCGCAAAATTTACATTTATAATCCAAGATTAATGCTTCCGTACCTTTGCTATGATTGCAAGCGTGACACCTATGATAGGAATCATTTCAAGTGTGTCTATTCCGTATAGTAGAAAGTCTATTACCATTCCATGTCCATGCAATATACCCTGCCCGAAAATGCACTCCAAAGCCCACCATGAATGAGGTATCTGAAGATAAAGAATAGCTGCCGAAATCATAAGGCTTTTAGCCATGTGTCGTTCATACCAATCGAAAAATTCCTTTAACATAATACTACAAAATATAATCCTTAATATAACTCTATCTAAGGCTAGACTAACCTTGACCTGAATGAACGGACTTTATATGATCTATTACCTGATCCGAAGTTTCAAATCCTTTCTTCCCACACCAAATACAATGCCGAATATTATATACGTTACTCAAAACTTAGCACCACAACCTATACAACTACTATATCCAGTAGAGTGACCATCATTTTTACCCCAAGTCCACTTCCAACCTTTACTGGCTTTACACTTTGGACATTTTTCAATACTCAAAATTTAACATACTCCATTTCATCATAGCAAGTATATACATCAATCTTCGTTACTTCTCCATATTTCCCAAGCCATTATCCCGCTTACAATCCAAAATGTAATCCAAAAAACTGCCATAGAAATATTCATACATAATACTAGACAAACAGGTATTTAATTTAAGCGTTTAGATAAACTTATATATAATGTTAAGTTATATAAATTATCAATTAAGTATTGAGATAGAACGGTAAAGAACGTAGATACGTCATACCACTCAATGCTTTTTGAAGATCCGAATATTCATCTACCGGAACTCTTACACTATTGTGCCTTCTATTTGAAAGTACCATACATTTATCCGAACAGAATTTACTTACGCCCTTACGCTTCCCGGCTTTGACAATATTATTTCCACAAAATATACAATTCTTTTTAGAACGCTTAGTTACATTTTCACGCCTTCTCTTATAATAACCTGACTCCTTTCGTGCTTCATCTCTACATCTAGTACAACAATATTTTACATTACTTCTTATTTTAAATTCTAAACTTTTCCCGCATTGAATACATTTTTCACGTTTAACTAATTTTAATTTCAATAAAAAAAGAAAGGAAGATTAGAGATATAAATCTATCTAATTCTTAACCACTTGGGCAAGCACTCCATGAGCAAGTCATACAAGTATGACACCCACCTGAATTAATTATAATACCACCGTCTTTACAGTTTGGGCATTTTGAAATTTCTTCGTTGGACATAAGTAGATTTACTAAGATATAGGCTCATATAAAGTTAATTGAATATATATCCTACTTAGTTCAAAACTATTTTAAATATGCTTTCCAAGACTTGAAGTATTCTAAGTCTTAAATCTAATACTTCTGTACTACTAGAACTATCAGTAGAAGTTGATGCAGTTGGTAATTGTTGTTGTGTATCTGCTCTTGGAACATTTATAACAATAGTTCCCGATTCACCAAACTGATCTTTCCATACATGAGTGCCAGCATTTAATTGATCTGTTTGCCAAGTAGCACCAACACCAATACTAATATCAATACCACCAAGATTTTCAAAATGTATAGTTTCGTATGGATGTAAATTTGTTACAGTGAATGTTTCACCTAACATTAGTTCAGTATATTTTTCCATTGTATGATTAGCACCAGTATGAATTGTTGGCACTATATTAGCACTAGTTGAATTTGTTGGCACTATATTAGCACTAGTTGAATTTGTTGGCACTATTGGTATTGTTGTAGGTTGTGGTATTGGTGTTTCAATTATTGGAACAGGCTTTGCTTCTATCGAAAGTAAAGAATCCACACCGCTACTCAAATCTGTAAAATAATAAACTCCGGGAACAAAACAATAATTTCCGCAATCTTCATTTGGTAATTCTATTGTAACAGAATCACTTGGTTGAAGATAAACTTCATCAAACCAACCCCATGAAACAAAATCATAATTTGTATCACTCTCATTATGAATTGTAATACTTCCACCTTCCATTACTGAAACAGTGAAAGGATGTGTATAAACATCAACGTGTGAAGTTGTTTCTGCGTATGCCACACCTGTTAATGGTATTGCGATCAATACAAGTAATAGTAGTTGTGTTTTCAATAATTAGTAAATACATATTACTAATATAAATGTATCTAAAAAGAGTGTTTGGGAATCAAAGATCAAAACATTCTTGAATTCCACAATTAGGACAACGCTTACATATTTCATGTATTGTGTCACACTGGATACAAAGATCCGATTGTATGGACATAACTTTTATATACGTCTATTATATATAAAGTTTTGTAAATGTCCACTCGTGATGTATTTCAACCACGAGGGTATGTGATGAATCGTTTATATTTTCCGACTTCACACATGAACGAACTTTAGCCTGACTCTCCTAAGGTTCATTCACTAATAAAATCAATAGTATATTAATTATCTTCTTTTTCTTCTTTTTCATCTTCAGAATCATCACTTAAAGATTCATCTTCCCAATCAATTTCTGATTTGTGCATTACTTCTAATTTCTTTCGTAAATTAATATCATCTTCTGACATTTCTTTATCCCCAAAATAAGCGGACATTATACTAAGCATACGGGAAAGTTCTTTTGCACCTATCTCTACATAAGACATAATTGTTTTTTGACTTGATATTATATAAATTAAATTAATCTTTATTGTCTTTAATACCTTGGTCGTTTTTGCCAATTATATATGAAGAAACTGAACGTTTTTTCTTTGATTTTTTTGGCTTATCTTCAACTTTATCTACAACTTTTCCTTCTTTCTTTTCATTAAATTCTGTCATTACTTCATTAATTTTACCTTCTGAAAGCATTTTAATTGCTCTATTATCAAGGGTAATTCCGGGAACAAGTCTTAATAGTCTTGCTAATCCATCTGCCATATTTAGATCTGACATAAGAATTGATTTATATACTACTATTTAATCTTTTTGTTCCTACACAGTTCCAACCTAAACCACATTTATTACAATTAATAATAACATCTATAAAATAGACTTCGGGATATTCAGGTTCTTTACGTTCTTGAGATTCTTCCTGTTCAGAAGAAGCACCACATGAAGGACAATATTTCAATTTTTACATTTGTGATCTCTATGACAAGTATCACAAAATTCCCCCTTACATTTCATACAGTCCGCAAGCATACCCGGTCTATACCCTGCACCACATTCATCGCATTGTATATTATTCATTAATAATATTTATTACACCTAAAATATAAATCTTTATATGTAATAATTTTAATTTTTTATTATGAATAAAATTTTAAGTATTACTGTTATAACTGTTATAGGTATTTTATTATTAATTCCAATTAATATATTTGCACAATATCCTGAAAATGATAAATATGAATATCTTGGTATAAGACATGACACTAGACCACAAGTATGTTTATTTGAACCAAATCCTACACACGTTGATTGGAATTATTGGAAAAATGTAGAGTTTGAATCATGGAAAGCAGTATTAGATTGGCAATTAGAAATGCAAACATTTTTGCCTGATGGTGATTGGACAATGTCTATTCATTCAACTGTTCCTTATATTGAGCATTGGAATAAAACTCCTGACGATTATAGACATTGTACTATATTTTTAACTTATGAGGCATTTAATGAAGATCCAGAAAGCAGTGCATTAGGCATAACAGGTATTGATTTTTCTAAAAGTTCACATAAGTTTACATACATAGTTGTTTATTTACACGCAGTGAGTAACACAAATATAGTATTAAATTTTGAAGATGCAAATAAAGATCCAGAAACAGGGTTAACTAAATTTGAAATTAACCTCGATAGAGTAGAACTTCCTTTACAAACTGTGTATAATATAGTTTTACATGAGCTTGGTCATGGGTTAGGTCTTGGTCATTATGAAAGTAATGCACCAAATGGATATGAACGATCTACAATGACACCAAGTCTAAAACCATTTAAAAGTAATGAGGTTTTTGAGATTAAAATAGCAGATAAGTTCATGCTTGGTTATCTTTATGGCGTTGATGGATATCAAAAGCCACAACCACCATGGATAGATGATTATTGTTTATTTGACCATGGAATAAAAATTATAAAATGTGAATAACACTTATATAATAGATTTTTATTCATTAAGTGTTGACTGATAAAAAAGATCCTCATGAAAAACAATGGCGGGATTTATTAGAATTATTTAATAAAAAACATGAAATGACTAAAGAGGATTTTTATAGACATAGAGCCGAAGCTTGTAAAAGACTATTAGACAAATATTGCTAAATTTAAATAACAGAAACATTTATTAACTATATGATATCGAATGACGAATTTTATCGTGCTATGGAGCAAAAATTTGCTATTGTTTTTAAAAGAATGGATGCTTTACATAAAGAAACAAAAGAAGATATTGATGCTATTAAAGAAGAAGTTTATGAATTAAAACGTCAAACTGATGCTCATATAGCAGTTAGTGAAGCTTTAAAAGAATTAAAAGAAACTAAAACCATGTCTAAAAAAATAAGAATTACTATTGTTTGTGCTATAGTTCCTGCTATAATTGCTTTATTTACTCTAGGTGTTCGGTAAGAATCCAATCATTTAATACCCAAAAAATTGTTTCAACAAACCATTCTTCCTGTTCTATATTAGATATTTCTGTTATACCACACATGGCTAAACATTGATGAATACTTTCTTCAATAGACGTAAATATAATATCTTGTTCACTCAAATGTTTATGAAGTGTTATCCAAGTCATTTTTGATTCTTCATAACAAACGCCTTTTTCATCACAATCTTCTCTATTTATAAATCTTATATTTTGAGGTTTCCAATTATCAAACATATTGAAATATTATAATGAGTAGTTTTTAAGTTTGCTGTCTTACGACTATGATCATGATCATACTACCTTTATATACTACTATGATCATATAGTCATATTATATATGATCATATATGTATATCAGGAATTTTTTCACTTATAAAGCTTATGATCATGATCATGATCATGATCATAGTTAGTTTTATATAGAGGATTTATCATTATAACCTATGGTAGTAATAAATACAGCTATAAAAAATCAATTAAAAGATTTAAGAAAAATTCCTTATAATAAAGTTAAAAAAGAATCAGCTATGATAGTAGATTTACCTATTGGTCAACTAACTAATCATGATTTGGCTAGAGCATTATATATTGCTACTAGTGCTTTTACAAGATTAAGTAATAAACAACTTGGAATAATAAGTATAGTAAAACAATGTCAAAAAGATATTGAAGAAGTTACAAATGATGATAAACTTACTAAAGAAGAATTAATTGAAAAAGTTAGAGAAATTATTCTTGATCAACCTGATGTTTCACATCCTTTAAAATCTTCTTCTGATGAGGATAAGGAATAGCAATACCTTTTCTAGCAATATAATATGTTCCTTTTGGATTAGGTTTACCCCAAAATGCACCAATAGCATAATTATAATCACAATCAAATTGATCAATTACCACATCATCTTTTATTGTATAAACGGTAGCAGTTGCCATAGAGTTATATAGAGCTTCTAATATTAAAAGTTATGGATATTAAAAAATTAAAAGGAATTGGAGATGGAACAGCAAAGAAATTTGATAAAAATGGAATTACAACAGTAGAGCAATTATTCGTTATACCACCACCTAAAGTAGCAGAAATGTTAGGAATTGATAACGATTCTGCTATGGAATTATTTAAAAAAGCAAGAGCAGTTTATGATGATTCACCAGTATTTCAATCAGGTTTAGAAGCAAAATCTGAAGATCAAGATTTAGAAAAAATCTCTACAGGTACTAAATCACTTGATAAATTGTTTACTGGTGGAATAGAGTGTGGTGCTACAACTGAAATATATGGGGAGTTCGGTTGTGGTAAAACACAATTCTGTCATACCATGGCAGTAAGAGTTCAACTTCCAAAAGATAAAGGCGGATTAGAAGGAAAATGTGTTTGGATAGATTCAGAAGGAACATTTGAACCTTCAAGAATAAAAACAATAGCAGAATCAGTTGAAATAGATGAAGAATCTGCTCTTAATAATATTATAAGAGCCAAAGCATATAATTCAGCAGATCAATATTTAATTTTACAAGAATTAGAAAAACTTCTTGTTGAAGATAAAAATATTAAACTAATTGTTATTGATAGTGCAACAGGTTTATTTAGACAGGACTATAGCGGAAGGGGTATGTTATCTGAAAGACAAAAATACTTAGATGAATTTTTAACTATGGCTTCTAACATGGCAAATTTTCATAATATTGCAATTATATGGACTAATCAAGTAATGATTAATCCCGGAGTTTTCTATGGAGATCCTGTAACTGCTATTGGTGGAACAGTTTTAGCACATAAATCTACTTATAGAGTATATTTCAAGAAATCGGGTGCTTATCGCATGGGTAAAATGGTAGATAGTCCGAAACACGCACAAATAGAGGTTATGTTTGGTCTTAGTGAAGAAGGAGTAGTAGATCAAGAAGTAGCAGAAGAAATAGAAAAGAAACGAAAAGCGGACAAAGCTAAAAAGAAACGCGAAGAAAAGAAAGAAATTGAATAGTAAGTTTATATTAGCGATCTAAATAATAAAACCATGTCAAAATGTGAATTATGTAAAGGTAATTTGATAAGAACTCCATATAAATATAAAGGAGAGCCTTTATTTGAATGTGAAGCCTGCGAAGAAGAATATATTTAAAAACTTATATACGATTAAGAGTTTGGTCATATATGGGATTCTTTAGCAAAATTAAGGACAATTTAGACTTAAGGAACTTCAAAGTGGTCGAAAAAGGGGATTATGATCGAGTAACTCAAGACCATTATTCTATGCGTAAAGCAATAAATGATGAGTATCTTCATTCAAATAGCAGGGCTAGTACACCATATCCGTTCATGGATACGCCTGATGGAAGTAAAATTCCAATGTGGCGTGTTGCACCAAACAGAATGTATGAATTAGCAGATTATGTAGGTGATTTAAGAGCAGTTATTGAAACTATTCAAAGAGAAATGTTTAGAAATGGACTACAAGTTATACCAAGATATCATCATAAATGCCTAGTTTGTTTAAAAGAATATGAACAAAAACCATTAAAAGAGTTTGTTCCTTTACAAGATGCACAAAATAAAGCAAAAGAAAAACTACATTGTACTGAATGTGGAAATGAAAATCCTAGAAAATGGGCAAAACCTGATCCAAAAAACAGGCAAGTATTACAAGCATTATTAGATAAAAGAGTAAATAACAACCAACAAACATTAAAAATTGTAGCAAGACAAGCTGAAAGAGATTTAGATATTATTGACGGTTGTTATGTTTTAGTAACAAGAAAATGGGCTATAAAAACATTAGATCAACCTGATGAATTAACAGGTGCAACAAAAGAAGCAGTTATGAATATTCAAGATAGTAAATTAGATGAAATTATAAGAGTACATCCAATTCAATGTAGTATAATTGCTAGTGATGAAGCAGTTCTTGGTTTAGGTGCTGATGGAAAACCACGATATATATGTCCACAATATAATCATAGAGATACAGTTTTAGAAACACCAGTATGTCCAAAATGCGGTTGTAAAGCATTTAACGCATTTATGGAAACAAATAGTGTACCTTACGGTGTACCATTAAGTAGTCCAAAGAAAATGTATTATACTCAAAAAGAGGTAATTTGGATTCCGGGAAAATATTATCCTGATGTTTTATATGGAAATTCCCCAATTCAATCAGTATGGAAGAAAGTATTATCATTAATGTTCCAAGATGAATATATGTGGAAATACTTTGATAAAGATAGACCACCAAAAAGTCTATTAGTTATGGGAAGCAGAAATCAAGAATCTGTAGCAGCTTTTATGGAAAAACAACGTCAAGGTGCAAGGCAAGATCCATATATGCCTAGACCAATTTTATTAAATACTGAAAATGTTAGTTCAGCAATTTCATATATTGATCTTACACCAAACTTTAAAGAACTTGAATTAACTGAATTAAGAAAAGAATTAAGACAGATTATATCAACAGTATATGGTGTTCAACCATTATTTTATGGTGAACAAGCTAAAGCAGGTTTAGGAAATGAAGCACTTCAAGTTACTCTTACAAACAGAACTATTAAATGGTTTCAAAGATTTTTAAATGAACAATTTTTTGATGAAATTACTGAAATAGTAGAAATATATGATTGGAAAATTGAATTAGTAACAAGTGAAGAAATTGATGAGCTTAGAGAAGAACAAGTTAGAGGACAAAAGATTGACAACACTGTAAAATTATATGGTATGGGATTTGATGTTGCATTTGATGGCGAGAATAATATATTAATTTCACAATACCCAAACCCTGAAAAACAAGAAATGATGATGGGCGGTGGAATGGGTACAGGAGAAAATATAGGCGGTGGAAAAAATGATAAAACAAAATCAAGTTCACCTAAAAAAGAAGGTGAAGCACAAAAATTTGATGGTGAACCAAAAGTTGCAAGACCAAGTGATATAGGGGGAACTGGTGATGGAAGCCCTGCTAGTGGAACTGGAACAACATTAAGTAACAAATCAAGTTTGGTTAAAAACATTAAAAAAGGTATGAGTCAATTAGAGTGGGATAAATTCTTAAAATCTTTAGATTAAAAATGCAAAAAGATACACAATTAATACAAAATATAAGAGATTATATGCAAAATAAACCTTATGCAAGTGCTTGGGATATTGTTCATTATTTTGAACTTCAAGGCGTTCCAGCTGAGAAAGTTTTATATGTACTTAAAGAGATTGTTGATTAATGGGGGATTCTTCAAAAAGATTTGGTTGGACAGAAGATGGTTTAGATGCTAAAGATAGAATTCAAAAAAACGATCTACAAGAAAGAGCCAAAAAAGAAAACACCGCAACAAAAAAAATAAGAGAAGCAGTTCAAGAAGATGAACAAACTAAAATAAATAATTACAGTGAAGGTTTTTGTTATGGTTGTAGCACTTATGATAAAGTAATTAGTACATTGATCTATATGTGTGGGGAGTGTATGGAAAAAAGAGGAACAGAAGGATTAATGTGTTTAGTTGCTAAAAAAACAAGTTGGGAATTATGTGATATACACGCAGAATGGGTTTTTAATGATTCATGGCAAATAAATTGTTCTTTATGTGATAAATGTATGCGTAGATTAAATTTAGTTCATAAAGCTTATAGAAAAGCAGGCGGTAGAAATAAAGCACCTGATAATATAATTAGAAAAAAATTCTATGCAAGAAATCCCGGTGAGGTTATGGGTAATGGTATAACTAGAGATCAAACTAGAGATCAAAAATTTAGTAATGGTTAACCTAATTTTTCTTCTGCTTCTTTAACCTGTTGTTCAAGATCTGCAATTTTATTTAACTGTTCAACTCTTGAAGGCTCATCTACATCATCTTCCCAATGAAATTTAACCATTTCAGTATTATAATCAATTATCATGTGTATTGAATTTGTACTAAAATCATAATACCATTCTCCCATTAATGTCATTTTTTTATGTGGTAAATCAGATCCATAATATAAACATTTTTTTGCAAATATTGGTTTTGACCAAGGTAATAATGATTTTTTTATTTCAATTCTTTTTTCTTCTTT